CCTCCAATATACTCGTCTAAAAGGTTTTTGACTTCCGTCTTTACTTTGTCTGTCGTTGCGTCTGCAGTTTTGCCTATAAGAATAGCTTCTTTTGTATTCTTAATAGCTTTCTGGAAGCATATTAAGTCCAGAACTTCTCCAGCAAAACAGAGCGCTGATAGCCAGACTATATCTTGTATTAAAGGATAGAGAAAATAACATAAAATGCACAAAACGGCATAAGCTATAACTCTTTTAGGCATTTTAAGCTTGCCAATTACCTTCAACAAGAATAAGACTATTGCTATTATCAATCCTACACTAATTTTTACGGTGTCTGTCGGTGTTTTTACATAACTGCTCCAATTACAAGCTATATAAACCAATAACGGAGCAGCTGAAACAATAAAGCTTCCTATCTGAAGAAGCACCAACCTTAACTTAAGATTTACTTTCTTCTTCATTTTCGCCTACCTTCGCAATCTCTTCTGCGTAGCCGTTAGCGACTAACTCAGTCGTATTGCAAAAACCGATTTTTACCATTTCCTTAGTGTTAGCTGTGTCTTGTTTGATTTGTTTTATATCTTCTTTTAGCTGAACAATATCTTTCTCAAGTTCTTTGTTTTTCTTTTTAAGATAAGCATTTTCAGCATTAGAAGCTTTTAGCTCTGTGGTTGCAGCTTTGATTTTGCCTAGAGTTGTAAAAACTACAATAACAGCTGAAATAATACCAGTTAAGTTAGCTGTGATATAAGGCATAACTTTTTCTCTAAAATAATTTGAGCCTTCCGATTCTTCGTTAAGCTCTGGATTTGTTACTTCTACTTCTGTAGTTGTCTCAGACACTGCCACTGCTGCGTGAGCTATGGTTTTGTTTGGTAGAGAGACAAACATAATCCCTCCGAAAACAATCGCTAAAATACTAAATATTAAAAACTTTTTCATAGTTTCCTCCCATACTTAATTTTTTTGTAGAATATAGCTTGTCTCTTAATTGTAATATCAACTAAGTGCTTACAATTAGAGAAAGCGTCTAAACAGATACGAATAGGGCAGTCCGATTCTTCTATAACAACCCCAGTCAGATTTGGCGAATTAGCAAAGGCTTTCTCTCCGATTTTGCGCACATCTTCTCCTATTCTGATGTAGGTTAAGTCTTGATTGCCTCTAAATTCAAAGTCGGCGATTTCGTCCTTGTCAATTCTCATAGACTACACCTCAACGAAATATTCTTCACGAAGGCCGTGATTTTCTCCGGCAATAGCCTTAATTTCTTCTTCAGTCTTACCGTCAAATTCATTAGCGAAAGACACACAAGCGTCGTCAATTTCTCTTTGAGAGAGAATACCTTGTTCTTTTTGTTTGTTAGCAAATTCAAGCCATTGAGCTTTGCTGAATACTTTCTTTTTTGTTGCCATTTTGATTTCCTCCATTTAATTTCTTTCCATACGCACTAACTATCTTCTTTAATTTATTTTTAGGCGTATAAGGATAAACTCTGAATTTGTAAAAATTGTATCCGTTGCTTATATGACATAACCAACCTAGCAGAGATAAGATTCCCATAGCTTGCTGAATAGACATATATCCTTTCTTTTGAGTTCTTCTAATTCTTCTCAAGAGTCTGTAATATATCCTTCTGCGAAGCATTGTTCTATCTCTGTAAAATCGAAAGCCTACAAAGTCTATAGGTCTCGAATCAATCTTCCAGACTTGCCAATTATCTTTTAGTTTTAATTTTATCGTGTTAAGGTATTGATTTATCAAATCAACAGCTTTATGAAGCTTTCGTTTATTTGTGTCAATCAAAACCATATCGTCAACATATCTTACATAATACCTTACTTGCAACTGTTCCTTTATATAGTGGTCTAAGCCTTCCAGATAAAAATTACTAAACCATTGAGAAGTATAATAACCAATAGGAAGGCCTTTGCCACCATTGTCAAGGACTTGTTTGAGTAAGCTTAAGAATCGCTTATCTTTTACTTTTCTCTCAAACATTTGTAAAAGTATTTTTGTGTCTACATTGTTAAAGAATTTCGATATATCTAGCTTAGCTACATATCTGTTTCTTTTATCTCTTAAAGCTTTCACTACATACTTTTTAGCTTCAAGGCCGCCTCGTGCCGGGACGCTACCACAAGAGTAGCGATACATACCTTTTCGCATAATAGGCTCTAATTTTAGAATTAGTAGCCAGTGAATAATCTGGTCTGGAAAAAATTTAGGCACAGTGATTATTCGTTTCTTCAGACAAGAACGGTCAAATATCTCTTGCAAAGTGTTTTCTAACAAAACAACCTTCTCTTCTTGAAGCATTTTCTGTAGCTTTCTGGCATACATATCTTCATTTTTGAGAACTTTTTGTATATAACGGCGCTTAGTTTTACCTTTAGAAGCCATTTTTATAGCGTATTTTATTGTTGCCAAATCACACATTGACTCGTATAAATAACCAATTCTTCTCATAATTTCCTTTTAATCTGCTCACGGCGTTTCGAGAAATACCTACTAAGCCGTCCTCTTATCGCAGTATTTTTTAGCGAGAGCTATGGATTGTGTATGCTCTTTCAGACTATATTTTTAGATTAAATTGCGACCACCGTTATTCGACCTCGCATTAGACACAGCGTTGTTACCATTCCAATACCACAAGCCAGCCTTAGCACCGTTGTTCCAATTCCCACCCACGAGCAAGAAAGCACAGGACTTCGCACACACTACCCAGAATATTTAATTTTTTGTTTTATTTTTTATACATCAAGGGAGAGAAATCTCCCTTGACAATCCCTCTTAAAGAGGTTTGAAGCAAAGGCGACCACCGTAAGTCGACCCCGCAGTAGACACAGCGTAGCTACCAGTCCAATACCACAAGCCAGCCTTAGCACCGTTGTACCAATTCCCACCCACGAGCAAGATTACGCCAGCGTCAGCATACCAGCTATAGTCGCTATAATAGCTTCCGTCAGCTCCACCAACAGCGCTAATATATTGCAAAAGTGGATTTTTAGAGAAGTTGCTGATAGTTTTAATATAACCTTCAGACTTAGGTCTATCTCCCATATAAGAGTAAGGCATAGTTGTCTTAGCTCCAGCGTATTGTGTAGGGTCAGTGCAGATGTAAACCTTTTCTTTATTGAAAGATATACCGTCGCAGAAAGTCCAAGTGTTTCCCCAAGGATTTTCAATTCCACGATACTTACAAGCGTGATAGCCGTCAGTATTACAAGAAGTGTCAGTCCAAGCGTCAGACGCTGCGTCGTGATTATTATTCCAAGAGCCAGAAGGGGTTTTTACATTGTCTGTATGGCCGGTTATAAGAGCTGCCGTATTTGAGCTATTAGTAAATCCAGTCATAATTGACTGACTATGAGTAGTAGCAAATTCAATTAAGAATAGCTGTTTCAAAATCATATCAATTAAGAAGTCATATTGCTGATAGCCAGAGCCGTTAGCTCTTGCAGCAGTTCTTAAGTTGTCGATAGTGATATTTACAAGGACTGTTTGACCGGTCTTAGAGTATAATCTCGAAGAAGAGCCAGAGCCTTCGTATTTACCAACATCTATGTAGTCAATTTCATTTCCTTTGCCGTCAATGAAAAGCGTAGAGAATCCACTGTGTCTCATACCAGATATTTGATATTTATAAGTTCCATTAGAATTTTTAGTAACTTTACTATAAAACTTAGGAATCCTTATAAACACATTTCCGGCAGAATCCACAACTTCTGTCATATCGCTCCACGGGAAGCAATTATCGAAGTCGCTTCTGATTTCAGAAGTGCCTCTTTCATAAGTTAAACCGACAGCTGCGTCAGTTCTGGTTAGTGTAGGACTTTGGCTTCCAACGCCGTCTACACCATAAATTTTAGCTTTTTCAAATACCATTTCGTCCTCCTATTTGTTTTCTAAAGCTTTGAGCCTTCTGTCTATCTCGCCACCTTTAGAACATCTATTAGCAGTAACAGCATTTTCAGCAAGGTAGCCTAGAGCAGCAAACACAATATCCTCAAGATTAAACGCAGTTAAAGGCGTTCCAGCGTCATAAATAACAGTTCCACTTACAGCTATCTGGTCTCTAAGTTCCTCAATATCTGAAGTAGCGTTGTCGAGCTGAGTCTGTTTTGCCGTAGTAAAGGAAGCTGTGGTTGCGTCCAATACAGACTTGTTAGAGTGACTGTGTTTTTTAGTTACAGCGTCTGACAAGTTAGCGTTTGTCTGATTATATGTATCTAAAAGGCTCTTATTAGAGTGTTCGTGCCTTTTGCTCGTATTGCTATCAATCTTTGACTTATAATCGTCAGAGATTTTGAATTTTACCTTGTTTCCGTCATTAGCGTCTATATACATAGTCAAGGTAGTTCCGTCAGCATAATATTCGTTTACAAGTGCTGCAACTGGAATTTTGATAAGCGTATCATTATCAAGCTCTAGCCAGATTTCTTTTGTAGTTGCATTATAAGTTCCACTTTTAACTAAATATTCTGTAGGAAGGTCTATAGAAAAAGTTGTTCCATTAGTCCTTGTAATTGTTAAAATTCCATTTTCAGAATTAAGCGTTATGTTCTTTATAGCTAAGTCTACAGCGTTTTTATTTTCTGTAACTCTTCCGTCTAACAAACGGCCTCTATTAGCTGATAAAGGCTTATTTGTTGCTATGCTTGTGTAGTTGTCTTGAATATCTGAATATTTTACTCTTTCGTTAAAAGCAGCTTGCTGAGCTTGTGATATAGGTTTATTGTTATCTGATGTATTGTCTACATTTCCTAAACCTACTTGAGCTTTAGTAACAGAGTGAGGGTTGTTTGTAGCTGATTCGTGTTCGCTTTCTATTTGCTGTATAATATCCAGAATAATATTGCCTTCAGCCACAATTCTCTTAATTTCAGATATTAAAGAGTTGCTTGCGCCAGTTGCAAACTCAAAAAACGCTTTTTTAATATCTTCTGGCTTCATACCAGCTTCAGAAGGCCTTATAGGAAGACCGTGTGCAGACTTTCTTAAAATAGCTTCTTCTGTATCTGGAGAGATAGGTGTTATTTGTCTATTACTCATTATTTGACTCCTTTATTGATTTTGTTAATTTTGTAAACAATCGTTAAATTGTTGATTATGCAATTCTTATCGTTATCGCTTTTAATCTTAAACATAATGTAGTTAAAATTTCTAACTAACACTTTCTTTGTATAGCTGTGAGCAAAAGCTGAATCGAAAGAGAAGTTGCTAAAATCTAAATCTTCAAAACTAAATACCTTCATACCACGAGCTTGATGTAATTTGTCTAGGTTTTTAGTTTCATATCCAAACTCTACAGCGCCGTTTGTTGTTGGGTCAGTAGAGATAGACATTTTTAGAAGCGTCTTACTATAGTCGTTAGTTCCGAAGTCAAAGACTGGAGAATACCACTCAGCGACTACATTACGCCTTAAAACGATACTTGCAAGAAGATTTGTAGGCGTTGTCTCGTTATACCTTGCCAAGACCATTATAGGAGAGCTAGACACTCTCTTTAACTGGAAGCTTGCAGATGTTTTTTCTACGCCAGTAATTATAAGTTGTTCGTCTGTAAGCTTTCTTAAAAGCCTAAATCCAGAAGTTTGAAGTGTTACTGTTTGACCTAAAGCGTTAGCTAGCTCAAAAGTGCAATACCCATAATCAATATCAACTATGGTGTATTTTGTATTAAGTGCTAGTCCAGAGTTTCCTACATTGTCAGCATAGACTTCCATACCGTTGAAGAATCTTCCTATATGGTTTTCCGATAACAAGATTTTTCCGTCTTCGGTTAAGCTGTAGTCTGGAATATCTTCTGAAGCTTCATTGTTAAGTGTAAGCTCATAAAGATTGTCTGTAGAAAATTGAATCGTGTCGCCTTCTTGAAGACCTAGCTCTAAAGTTCCATAGATAATCCTATTGTTTTGAATATCTAAAGTAAGCTGGCCGGCAGAGGTATTGTAATAAGTTCTATCTGTAAACTCTTTATCAAACACACAAATCATACCGTCTGCAGTTCCAAAGTAAAGCTCGTCGTCTATGATAGCCCACACTCTAGCTGGTATATTATCCCAATACCACCACTCATAGCTAAAGGTGTCTCCCATATCTCCTTCAGATTGAGAAGTAAACCTTGCGTCAGCTATATAGCAAACATTATCCAAAGACAAGTAGTATTTATTTTTATAAACAATTCCTACAGCTTCTGATAAGTCTGAGTGCTGTTTTAATCTTTCGTTTATGTATCTACTACGCTCTTTAGCGTATCTTTCAGTGGTTGATACATTGTCGCCAAGCACAACGCCAAATACGCCGTTAGGAGAAAGAATTAAAACATCTCCAGATAAGTTAGCGCTTGCATATCTGCTTTGAACACCTTCGCCAATACTTCCGGCAGATGTAGGGAAGACGGTTGTTATATTTACTAAATTTCCGTCAGAATCGTAAATCTCATTATCTGAGCCAGTTCTAAAATAAACTGTAGATTCTTGAGAGTTGTCTTCTTTGAAAATTGCCAAGCTGCTATCTGATAGTCTTTGATAAGCTTTTATTCCATAAGAAGAACTTCCTAGCTTCGCATAGCTTAAATCTGTAAAGTAAGTAAAATCGTCCACTTCAGAATAAAAGTCATAGTTACATAAGTTTTCATTTCCGCTTAAGAATAGTCTGTTAGAGCTTCCATTAGTTCCAAACAATATTCCAAAATTGCAATTAGTTATTCTGTCTTCGTAGCCTTCGGTGGTGTGCTGGAAGGTTACAAAGATATTGTCTCTTTGAGCTATCTGTGGCTTAGTGTTGATTGTGAAAGTTATCTGACCTTTGCTAAAGTCTATGTTTCCGACAATAGTGTCGCCAAGATAAAGCTTAGTTTTATCGTCTCCAGAGTTGGTTATTTCTTTCGTTACAGCAGTAGTGCCGTCAAGCGTCTCTAGGAGGATTGCAACCGTTGAATTAGCGTCAATTTCGCCAGAGTCGACTGTATAAGTCTTGTTAGTTGCGTCTACGCCTAGAAGCTGATTTTTACGCTTATTTGTCAAAAGGTTTATGCTATCTAAAACACTTCTAGCTCCGTCGTCTGTTACACTATCGTCGCTGATTGATATTGTAGTAGTAGGAATATAGGTGTCTGAGTTGTTATAAACTCTTCTAAGCTCATAAGTAGAGCCTTCGTTCCAAGTTCCATAAACTAAAAAATCGCCACAGCCAATAATATAAAGTCTTCCTTTAGCTATAAAGCACTGGCTTCTCTGGTCTTTAATCCTACTAGAAATAACAGCAGATTCTGTAGCAGAGTTTGTTATATCCGTAGTAGAAAAAACTTTTGTAGCTTGATTATAGTCTAAAGTGAAGAACTTAGTTCCGGCGTGAACGATTGTCTTTTTGATATTTCCGTGTTTGTAATTGAAGATTCCGTTAATCTTTAAGTCGTTTCCTTGAGTATCTCTTATCTTGATAAGTTCGTTCCAGCCGTTTCTTTTACGGTTTACACCATATTCGTTAATAAAGTTTTTCATTTCTGTTGCTCTATTAGACTGAACTTTTAGAGGAGAGCTTGAAAAGTCTACGCCTTTGAAGTCGTCTAACTGAGCGCTAAGTCTCTCTTTAAGAGAGATGTTTGTTGACATTCTCACGCTCATTTATCCCTCCGTTTGCGAAAACACAGTTTTAATGCTGGTTTGTCGTCTCTTAATATCGTTATTAGTTGCGTCTATAGAAGCTTCAAAAAGATTTCTGGCTTCTGCTGCTTCGGCTGGCTCGTCTTCTCTAAATAAGTCTCCCTTGATAAAGTAAGGTATAACAGAAGCTATTTTATCTGGAAGCTCGATTTCTGTATCGTCTGCTGTAGAAGAACTTATTCTTGCAAGAGCTGGAGAATAGACAAAAGTTAATTCGTCTTCGATTGAAGGCAACATAACTATAGAATTTGTTTCCATAACATACTCACAGTTGCCATTGTAAGAAGTTTCTGTTTCGGCAATAACTCTATCCAGAGTGCCAAAGTCAGAGATAAGCTCAGATAGGTTATATCTAATTCTTCCGTTTTGCTCCGTGCCTTGTTCTTTGCTGATTGTAACCTTTTTAAGTGGAATAACTTTAGTGTCTTCTAATCTGTTATAGCAACGATTTATCGCTCCGGGCATAGAGTTGACATAGCGTCCAAAGTTTTCGTCTGACTTTAAGGCAGCCAGATTCTCCATACTTAAGTCGTCTGTATAGTCTGCAAACATCAATTTAAGAGCTTCAATCTTAATTTCTCCTAACTTCATATCAATTCTCCTTTATAAAATTTGTGGTGGATTGAGCAAGATTCGAACTTGCAATCAACAATTCTTTGTTAAGGTGCTAGCGAAAAGCTTTCTCCGGTTAAGCTATCAATCCATAGAAAAGCGTAGCGTCTCATAACCGTTACGCTTTTTTTAATTAAATTAAGGCAATTTTACAACTGCTACTTTTATATCTGCTGAGCCAGCCATAAGAACACGACCTTTGTTCTCTCCAGACATAAATTTGAAAGCGCCACTCTCAAGAGTGATAAATCTAGTTTTGCCAGCGCCAATAGACACAACTTTGTCTACAACGCCTTGAATACCATTACCGTGCTTGAAAGTAAGGTTTGTAGCTGCGTTTCCAATATTTTGAGCGATAATAACATATTTATCGTCTCTCTCTTTGTGTTCGTAATAAGCTCCGGCTGAAGCGTCAAGAGCTGTTACAAGAGCTGAAGTAGTTACTTCTTCTGAAGGGATATTGTGTTTATCCAATTCTACTGGTGTAATTTTTACAATAGCCATAGTTTTTCTCCTTTACAATTTAGATTTTGGTAGATTAGTATTTAACATTGATTACTACTAATTCTTTTGGTCTAACAATTTTAGCGCCAAACAAAATGAAGCCTTTTACAGCGTCAGAGAAGCTCTTTTCTGGACGATATGGCTCAGTGTGAGTTAAAGGCTTAGCGTAAGCGATAGCTCTTTGAGTTCTAGCCATAATGAAGCTTGTTCCGTTATCTGAAGCTACATTGTTTGAAGCTTTGATTGTTAAGCTGTTATACATACCGATTCTACCATTTTTAAGGTTTTCACTATTGTTAGTGTTTTTGTCGGTATATGCAGCAACAAACAAGTCTGCAAAGTCTGCGTCTACAGTTACAACAATTTTGGTTGAAGGTGAAACATCATTTTTGAATAGAGCTTTTTTAGCGTCTCTCAATGCTTTTAATACATTGATTTCGCCAGAGCCAGCTGTTCCTTCTACAACTTTAGGGACTGTAGCGTAAAGCTTTTTAGCTTGGTCGTCTTTTGCAAGGTCAGCGATATATTTATCTACTTCATTAGCAAGACCTTCTGTGGTTTCTAATTGAAGAGCTTCCATAACGCCTCCAACTGCTTGAGCCTTATCAATATCTCCAACTTTGTAATTGAAGTATCTGATTTGGTCGATTTGCATAATGATTGAAGCGTCTTCGATTTCTTCGGCTGCGTCAATATCATTATTTTTGTCTTTCTTGGCTACACTTTTGATTGTAGGTTTACCTACGCCAAGAATTTTAACTGATTCGCCCTTTGAACTAACATTACCTTCGTATTTTGTGTTACAGTCTTCTACAAAAACACAAAGTCTGTCTAATTCACGGTTGATTTCCTCGTTCCATACGGTAGGAATAAAATTTGCGTATGACATAGTTTTTTCTCCTTATTGAATTAAATTTTGTTTTTTTGGTGGGAATTACTTCCACTTTTGCATAGACTTTTTAATCTTATCAAAGTTTTTGCTAACTTCTTCTTGAGACATTTTTTTGACTTCTTCTGGCGTGTAATAGTCAGAAGAGCTTTGTTCTACACTGGATAGAGCGCCCGGTGTAGCCCTCTTGTTAGCTTCTTGTCTAATCCTAGTGGATTCTTGCTCTTGTTTTGCTTTGTTTACGATAGATTGATATTTATCGTATAGCTCAGACATAGGTGTTTTACCAACCTTGTCTTCTGCAAAAAGCCTAAACGCTTCGTCTTTGCCTAGTTCTTCAAGGTCTACTTCTGGGTGTTTGGTTTTGAAGTCTCTGTAGTCGTTCTCAAACCATTCTTCTTCTTCGGCCTTCTTAAGCTCAACTTGTGCTTGTTCCTTTTGCTTTGTTTTGATATGCTCAGAGTAGTCAGCAACTGGGTCTCCACCGGACTTTTTGATTTCTTTCATAGCTAAATATTCTTCTACATCTAAGTCGTCTACGATAGGCTTATTTGTATAAGGGTTAATACCGTCTACAGCTTCTTTGATAGCGTCATATCTAGTTTTCTTAAGTTCGGCTTGTCTCTCAGCTTCTCGTCTTCTACGAGCGTTTTCGGAATTGTCTTGAGTCTTTTTAGGCTCTTCAGTAGTCTTGTTAGTTTCTTCTTCTTTAGCTGGTGTCTCTTCCGGCTTTTTCGAATCTGTAAACTCTACTTCATTGACATTTTCCTTGTTGCTAGCGTCAGAGTTTTCGCTAGCTCCGTTGTCTACGGCTTTAGCTGCTTCGTTAGTAGCTTTAGCTTCGTCGATTTCGGTTGTTTGCTCTGATAAGTTTTTGTTATCTTCCATAACACATCTCCTTTGATTTTTGCGCTCTTCAACTGCGTATAAATTTTATAACTCTAGCTACAGCTAGGAATTACCTTGTTTTTGTGTGTTCTTTGTTATACTCAGAACACTTTGGATTTCGGCAGATATAAGTTATTGTCTTTTTATCTGCCTTTTTGACAATCATTTCAATTTTGCACTTGTTACAAATCATTTCCAGCACCTCCAGCATACAAAGCTTGAGCAAACTCTGTAGCGTCTGATTCAGCTTCTCGCTGTTTCCTAGACATTTCTTCCAGAGCCATATTGCCTTGTTCTATCTTTGCCTTCGATTCTGCGTATAAAGTAGCAATAATTGAGCGTAATTGATTATTTTCTTTGATTACAGAAACAACTTTGTCTACAACTTCTTTTTGTTGCTGTATAAGAGCTAAGTTCTGTTTGTTTTCTTCAGTAGCTTGCTCTAATTGAAGAGTTATTTCTTGTAATTGCTGTGTTAATTGTGCTATCTGCGTTTTTTCTTCTTCTTCGATTGCCT